TCCGTCAAGCCCTTGATTACTAGCGCGATGGGTCCGCCCGCCGCTACCAGCCCAAGAAGGGCGATGCCCGCGATTTGCACGCCAGACGGCAGGTCATTAAACGCCTTCAGGGCGTCAGTAGCCCACGACAGGACCTTCGCGGCGACCGGGAGGAACTGCTTGCCGAAATCCTCTGCCGCCTTGGTGAACTCGACGCGAACCCGCTTTTCCTTTTCGGCCAGCGTGTCTGCCTCGCGCGCCACCTGCCCTTGCATTTCGGCAGACTGGCGCATGATGATGTTCGTGCGCGCGATCGACTTGGCGGCCTCCGAGGCGTTGGTCGCGTTGCCCTTGAACCCCAGGCGCAGAAGCTCAGCCTTCACCGCCGTTTCGTTCACGACGATGCCGAAGCGCTTGAGGGGCTCGGTCTCGCCCGTGATACCGGAAATGACCGCGCGGAAAGCCTCGGCGTCCGACACATCACGGAAGGCGGCAATGTCCAGCGAGCGGCGCTGAAGTTGGTCCACGATCTCCAGCGACTGTTTGGCGTCCACCCCGAGCGCGGTCAGGACAGAGCGAAGCTGGGTGAAGTTGTCCTTGATGTCGGTTTCGAGGCGACCGAACTCGTTGGAGATAGCGGCGACGGCCGCCGCGGCTTCGGCCGGCAGATCGCGGAAGGTTTGTTCGAACGCGCCCCCGACAGCCTCCGCCCGGCGCGCCGCCTGGTAGGACATGGCAGTAATGGCGCCCAAGGCCACCGTCGCGGCCAGTTGCACCGGCCGCGCGAAGTTGCCCACCTTCGAGCCAAGGGTCGCGAGGTTGCGGTCCAGTTCCCGCTGGCGACGCTCGATGGCGTCAGCGGTCCGGTCGAAGGTTCGCTGACCCTGGGCCAGCGACTTCTCCATGCGGCGGATGTCAGCGCTCATCGTGAGGACGAGGCTTTCGATGTCTCGGGCCATGTTGCCTCATGATTGTCCAGCGAATAGCCTCAGGCTCGGAGGAGAACCGGATGCGAACTGTCGGCTACATTCTGATTGGGATCGGGGTGGCGTTAATCGCCGCGGCGTTCTTCATGAACATCGGCGTGGACGCTGGGGATGGGTCTGGCGCCATCGCGAACAACGACCTGCTCAACCAGCGCCTGCTCTGTGGTGTAGTCGGAGCCGGATCGATGATCTCCGGCTTCCTCGCCTTGATCCTGAAAGCGGTTCGTCCCTAGGCATATTTCGCCATCAGAGCGTCGTGCTCGTCCTCGGACAGGCTGGCCGGCTTGTCGTCCCCGCTACCGTTAGCCTTCGCCCAACCCGAAGCCGCAGCGGCGAACTCCCAGAGCGATAGGTCATCAACCTCGCGGGGGGTGAACCCTATGGCTGCGCCTGTTCCGTAGAGCGGCGCGAACCGGATTTTGCCGCGCGGGAGCGGGTCCTCTTTTGCCCCCGCGCCTGGATCTCCCCCGGCGCTTCGTCTCCGGTACCGATCACAGCCGCCGCGACGATGGCCTGAGCAATGGGCACATGGCCCATGACGGGCGTGTCGTCGAAATGCGACTGGACGATGCCGGTGGCCTCGTGGGATGACAGTCCGCCGCCGATCAAGCCCTGCAGGATAGCCTCTCGCACGTCGTCCACCCGCCAGGTGCTCATGGCGTAGCGCTGGAGCAGTTCGAGCGGCCCGCAGTCCGTCTTCTCCTGCAAGGCCCGAAGGCGTCCGAGGGGAAGGCGGAACATCCGCTCTTCGCCCCCGAACGCCAGGGTGACTTCAGCCGCTCGGCTCATCAGGCGCCGCCGACGTTCGCGCCGAAGGTGGCGGTGACAGCGCCGTCAGACGACAGCGTCATGGTCGAGTTGACCTTCTCGCCCCGGTTGCCTGTCAGATCGAACTGGGTCAGGTGGAACGCGCCGGCGAAGGTGATGACGTTGCCCGCCGTGTCGTCGTCCAGGACGATCTGGCAGTTCTTGGCGTCCTCGCTTTCGAACCAATCCCACAGCTTCTTCACATCCTGCTTGTGGGCCATGCCGCCGCCGGTCACGTCGACGGACAGCGAGACCTTCTCGCGGGCCAGCCACGCCATGGCATCCAGGTCGTCACAATCAGGGATGGTGGCGTCATTGGTCTGGGCGTTGAAGGTGATCCCGCGCTCGGCGTTGATCGTGCAGAGGGCAGTGAAGAATTCCGGCGACGCACCGTCACCGACCTTGAGCACGAGCTTGACCCCGCGCGTGTAGTTCACAGCGGCCATGATGGCCTCCTATGTTGAGGGCATGAAAAAGCCGCCCTGAGGCGGCGGGGGTCTGCTAGGCCGAGGCCGTCGTCAGATAGGTGATGCTCAGGCTCCGGTGGGCCGTGAGCACGTCGGGATCGCTGATGGGAAGATCGCTTTCGAACAGCCAGTCGTCCATGACGTGGCCGTCCAGCGGGAGCCTTTTCGTCAGCGCCTTGCGGGCGTCTCCGGCGATGGCTTCCACCTTGACGACGCTCTCTGCAAAGGTGGCTTCGCGGGCGAAAATCTCGAGGGTGACCGAACTCGACCCAGGATGCGTAGAAGGCCTCATTATTGCCGGCCGAAATGCGCCGGCTGATCTTGGTGTCATCCGATACGTCCCGCTGCTTGATCGACGAGACCAGTGCTCCGTCATCGATCGGCACGAAGTCCTTGGCCGTCTCGACCATCTCGTTCGCGTTGATTTCCAATTGCCGCTCGGCAGCCTTGCGGACGCGCTCAGGTATTGCCTTCAGCCGCTTCCTAAGACGTTCACGATTGGAGAAGCCGGCCATCAGCCAACAACCCCGCCCGACACGGCCAGAACGTTGCGATATCCTACGTCCTTCGCGGGCACGGCTGAGGTGACGTTGAAGGCCTCGCCAGTACGCGTGTTCACCATCCGCATGGCCGGATTGATCGTGCGGGCCTGTGTGCTGTCGCGCACCGTCACGCTGACAGGCTGGCGCTTCTCCAGGCGCTGGGCCAGAGCGACCTCCGAGCCACGCAGGTATTCGATGTTCGCCCAGACCGTGAAACCCGGCGTAAAGGGGCCGAGGGGGTCGCCGTTCTGGTCGGGCGTGCGGCTGTCGAAGCGAACGCGGTCGCGTAGCTTCCCGGCGTCCATAGTCATCCGCGCTTTACCTTCGGCAGCGAGCGACCTTCATGCTCGAGCGCATCTCGCGCCGGCGGATCGATCTCTTCCAGATCACCGTCCGCCTTCATCTGCTCGCCCCATTCGCGCTTGATCGTCAGTTCCATGCCCTTCTTGTAGGCCACGGTGATCCGGCGCTCCTCGGGCGGCGTCCAGTTCCGGTCTCGTTTGAAGCGAACGCGCATGGCGGGTCTCCTCAGGCTAAAGCAGGGTCGCGGTCGCGGTGGATGAGCGCGCGAACGTTTGACGTCAGCACCTCTTCCCCGGCCTCGCGGTTTTCATAGAGCGACCCGGTCACCAGCAGGATCGCCGCCTTCACGCGGAACGGCACTGTCTCTGCGGTCCAGTCGTGGTCCGGCTTCTTCAGATAGTCGACGATGATGTCCGTCGCCTCGCTGACGAGTTCAGCCACCAGAGCGTCGTCATCCGCGAAATCGATGCGAAGGCGCTTCTTGGCCTCCTCCATCGTGACGAGCGCGGCCATCAGATCTTCACCGTGGCTGGCCTGGCCTGCGGCCCGGCGAAGTCCTTGCCGTCGCGGCCGCGCTTGGCGGCCAGCGTCCACGCCTTGGCGCCGTCACCGGGCTTATCCGACGAGGATTCATTGCAATGCCAGAGCGACCCGGCCCACGTCACCATGTCGCCCGGCAGATAGCTTTCCCCTTCGGCGAAGACCCCGCGATACAGCGGCACCGGGAACTCCAGTTCAAACGTGTTCCTGCGCTCGCCGTGATCGAAGCTCAGTTCAATGGTGCGCGGCCCCGTACGGCGGACCTCCATATCTTCCCACGACTGGCCGTCAGCCCCGGCGACACCGTCCACGCCGTCCTTGCCGTCATGGCCTATCACAGGCCCCAGACGACGGACCTCGCCATTCGTGAGGGTGACGTTCAACTCGCCGTCACGGTCTATCATGGCGCCCGCCAAACCCACGCCGTCGGCACCGTCGCGACCGTCGGCGCCCCTTTCGCCGGGCGACCCGTCTTTGCCGTCCGTACCGTCGCGACCGTCTTTGCCGGGCGCCGGTGGATTGGCGGTCAGGTAGCGTTCGACTGCAGCGGCGATCTGCTCTTCCGAGACCGGCTCAGCATCGCGACCGTCCACCCCGTCCTTTCCGTCACGGCCGGGTTCACCGGGCTCGCCGCGGAGAAGTTGGCGCTGTTCCAACTCTGCGAGGCGCGCGATGAGAGGCGCGGTCGCATCAGCGACGTGGGCCTTCACTATCGGCGCCAGCGCGGCGGCAATGGCCTTGGTGTCAAGCATGCAAGGCCTCCCGGAAGTCCTTCTCCAGGAGGGCCAGAATGGCGCGCGCCTGGTCTTCGTCATCAACGGTCGCCGGCTCCGAGGCTTGAGCGCCAAAGGGGTCGGCCTGGGCGTCTCGTCGAGCTAGCGCGGCGAGCGAATAGTTTTGCTGCTGGAGGTAAACGGCGTCGCCACCCTCGACAGGCTTCAGGCCCAGCTTCTTGCGGCCTTCGTCGGGCTTCATCAGCCCCCCGGTCGTTGCCTTCGTCAGCGCCTCAATCTGCGTCGCCGTGTCCATGCGCAGCAGGTCGTCAATATCGAACTCGGTGCCATAGGGCACCTTCAGTTCCAGGCCCTCGTCAAGACACAGCTCAACGCTCTCGATGTGGATCTGAAGGCAGTCGGAATAGTACTGCTGGTTGAGGGCCTCGACGTTGTTGTATGCAGGTGCGGGACCAACCCCGGCCTTGTAGGCCGGAACGCCAAAGACCGAGCACACCGTTTCGGCCGACCACTTCAGTTGCTCGACGAGCTGCGAGTCCACCATCTTGGCGGTCATCGGCTCGTATTTCAGGCCATCGCCCAGGACGGCGACCT